TGTCCCCGTCATCACAGGCCACCAGCCTGCACGGCCCATCCGCCGGGATGAAAATAATATACCGTTCCATGATGTATCTCCTTGTTTGATGTGCCTTCTTGCAGTAAAATGATTGCAGGAAGGGATGTGATTTACGTGGATTTTTCTAATATACCTATCAGCAATATGCCTACCAGTGCCCGCCAAGTGGGTGAAATGGCAGCGAAAGAAGAAAAGCGTCGTGCTGAAAAGGCTGCGGCCGATGCGGCGGAACGCAAGCGTCAGAAAAAAGTTGATGATGCGCAGCTTCAGGTCGCCGCCGACCTACAGAAAATGCGGGAAAAATATGAGGCGGACTTAAAAAGTCAGGCCAAAGAAAACAAGTTCAACCGTAAACTTTCCATAGCATCTTTTGTAGTTGCAGTGATATCGCTTTTCATCTCGTTTTTTAAATGAGCTTTGCCCAGCGTTCCGGTTCCGGCGGTTCGCTGGGCTTTTTGTTGTCCATGGGGTTCACCTCCTTGTGCACACCTCGTTTCTGCGGTAAAATAAAGAAATCAGGAAGGACGTGCAAAAATGGAAAATGTCGTAAAAGTTGTAAATCGAATCATAAACTGGCTGTGGAATCGTGAAAACGTTACACTTTTGATTGCAATTGCAGGTTTCGGAATGTCTCTGTACAACTTTTTTCGGGCGCTGTGGGATAAACGATGCTCGTTCCGGGTTGACTATGTAAGCCATTACTGCTGTTTATCCAAAAGCGGAAAATATGCGGAGCCTATGTTTCGCTTTAATTTTGTAAATCTGTCCTCTGCTCCGCTGACCGTCGTGCGGATGTTCTTGCTGGTTGATGGTAAGAAATATGAGTTTTTGTTCCCGGAACAGCAGGTTTATCAAATGACTCGCCGCCAAAAGGGCGAAACGATTCAGACCGGAGAAGTTAAATCTCAGAAATTGCCCTTTCGAGTAGAAGGAAAGGGCGCTCTTGGCGGCTATTTTGCGGCATATCTCCCAACCGATATGGAAAAGACCTTTCAATCAGCAGGAAAATGGCAGCTTGTCGTTCAAACCTCGCAAAAGGAAAAAGTGTTTTCAATTGTGGCGGATAAGCCAGGTTACGATATTGAGCAGTATGGATACTGATGCTAAAGCCAACGTGATTTTAGACACTGATGCATCCGCCCCTTTCAGCTCTTTTCTGTTACCACAGCAACATTGCCAGCCCAATCCGTTGTTTCAACAACAGCTTCACACTGCCGCTCTTGTACCGCTAATACAAGGGCGGCAATTTCTTTGGGCTCGCCAGTGATTTCAATTTTCATCTTGTTCACCTTCTTATATATTCATGGTGTTCTTTTGTCTAGTATGCTAGACATTTATGCCAAAAAAATATCGCTCACTTTTTTGTCCAAAGCGCCTGCGATTTTGGTTAGGGTCTCCGTGGTGGTTACCGTAATAGTACCATTTTCCAGCCCGATGATGGTTGCACGAGACACATTTGCACGTTTTGCAAGCTCTTCCTGTGTAAAACCTTTTTCTTTGCGTGCTTCTTTGATTTTAAAGGGCATCTGTTGTCACCTCCTCCGTACACACAACAGTCTAGCAGACTAGACAATAAATGTCAAGCAAGTTTGACAAAAGACTTGATTTTTTGTCTAGTAAAATGTATGATGTACTTGACACCATTACAAGAAAGGAAGGTGGTTCAACGTGATTCTGGGCGATTTGATAAAAGAGTACCGCCGAGAACATGGCTACAGTATGGATCAGTTTGCCAAAATGTCCGGGCTGAGCAAGGCATATATATCCATTCTGGAACGAAACGTAAACCCGGTAAACAACAAACCCGTTATTCCATCGCTTGAAACGATCAAAGCGGTGGCACAGGCGATCAACATGGATTTTAACGATGTGATAGCCGTGCTGGACGGAAATCAGCCCGTTTCGCTCAAAGATGAGCCAGAAATCCCCCCGGGCTTTGAGCCGATGCCCAAAATGAAGAAGGTGCCGCTGATTGGAGCCATTGCCTGCGGGGAACCCATCACAGCAGAGCAGAACATTGAAAAAATGGTGGACGTGCCGGAATATATCCGCTGTGATTTTTCCCTTACCTGCCACGGCGACAGCATGGTAGATGCCGGCATCCACGATAAAGACGTGGTGTATATCCGCATCCAGCCGGAGGTTGAAAACGGCGAGATCGCCGCAGTGCGCATTGACGGCGAAGCTACCCTCAAGCGGGTATATTACAACCCCGGCACGCTGACCCTGATGCCTGCAAACCCGGCCTATGCGCCCATGGTCTATACCGGCTCCCAACTGGAAGAGGTGCACATTGAGGGCAAAGCCGTAGGCTGGACGCACTGGGTGGGGTAATTTTGGATTATCGGAGTCATTCCAGTCTATATAGCGAAGGAGTGTTATGTATGAAGAAAACTATGAAAAAGACCGCTGCAGCACTGTGCATTGCCGCAACGCTTGTATCTGTGGCAGCGCCGGCAATGGCTGTCAGCCCAGCAGAATATATGAGCACAGCCGCTCTTGAAGAATGCAATACTGCGACGGTAGCGCAGGTGGAAAGCCTGATCAACCAAATCGGAACCGTCACAACTGCCCGCCGCCCGGCAATTGTGGCTGCCGTAAATGCCTATAATGAATTGGACGATGCAAGCAAGGCACAGGTCAGTAACTTTGCGGTTCTGGCTGAAGCCCAGCAGGTGCTGGGACTGAAAGACGCTCTTGCAAAGCTGAAAATCAGTTATGATAAGGTCGAGGACACAAGAAGCTATGTGTCACCCACAGAAGACCGACTGAGCAATCAAGGCAAAAGCTATATACTGCCCTTCTTTGTAAATGGCAGCACCAATGATCCGTCAATGTTTTTCATGGTTCTGTGTAGCGGCAACAAATATGTGTACTTGGACACGATCACGATTCGCGCAGGCGAGTATAAATACACCTACACAATCGATTGGACGGATGTGGACTGCGGCTATGATGGAAAGCAGTACTGGGAACTGACGTCTTTTATGGGCGATGATGAAGATATCCAGTGGTTTAAGAATATTTTGAGCGCTGATGAAATCATTATCCGATACAGCGGCGATGGTGGCAGCATCGACCACACAGTCACCCCCGAAGAGCGTCAGGCAATTACGGATGTCTTGATCGCATATGATCTGTTCAAGGCAGCAAGCCCGACTGTGCGCGCAAAGGCTTTGAATAACTGATGTAAACTAAACAAAAACTCCCCCGGCGCGCCAACGCCGGGAGAATCAACAAGAATACAGGAGGACAAAATCATGGGCTTTATGGATACTTTACAGAAAGAATCTTCTTACTCTACTGCATCCGGCAATTCGTACCAGTATGTGGTGCTGCAGGTGACCTTAAAGGAAAAATTCATCGGTACTGGTTCCGGCAACCTGACTGAGCTGGAGAATGTCATCAACGAGCAGGCGGCCAAGGGCTATCGGCTGCATACCATCACCACGGCCAACGGCGGCAGTAAGGGTCTGATGGGTGGCGACCGAATTCAGGCAACCATGGTGTTTGAAAAGGTGAACTGATGGAGAACCAGAACAAGGGCGAGATCATCATGTATCGGACCGAGGACGGTCTGACTGAGATACAGACCACGCTGGTGGATGATACGGTATGGCTGAACAGAGCGCAGATGGCAGAACTGTTTCAGCGTGACCGTTCTGTCATTGGAAGGCACATCAAGAACGTATTTGAAGAGGGTGAACTTGACCGAGAAAGGAATGTGCAAAATTTGCACATTCCAAATTCTGACAAATTGGTTGAGTTCTATAGTCTGGATGTTATCATCTCCGTTGGCTACCGTGTCAAGTCTCTTCGCGGCACCCAGTTCCGTATCTGGGCCAATGGTATTCTGAAAGAATATCTGAAGAAGGGCTTTGCCATGGACGATGCGCGCCTGAAGAACTTAGGCGGCGGAAACTACTGGAAAGAACTGCTCGACCGCATCCGGGATATCCGTTCTTCGGAAAAGGTGATGTACCGGCAGGTGCTTGACCTGTATGCCACCAGTGTGGATTACACGCCGAACAGCCCGGAAACACTGCGGTTCTTCAAGATCGTGCAGAACAAACTGCATTATGCAGCTCATGGACACACCGCAGCTGAGGTGATCTACCAGCGGGCGGATGCCGATAAGCCGTTCATGGGCATGACCAGTTTCAAAGGCGACCACCCTACTTTGCAGGAAGCGGGTATTGCAAAGAACTACCTGACTGAGGAAGAGTTGAAAGTGCTGAACAATCTTGTATCCGGTTACTTCGACTTTGCAGAGATTCAGGCGATCCGGCACATCCCGATGTATATGAAGGATTACATCCAACAGCTGGATAATATTCTTTCCTCCATGAGCGAAAAGAAACTGGTTGGCTCTGGCAGCGTGTCCCATACCCAGGCATTGGAGAAGGCGCGGGAAGAATACAAGAAGTACCGCATCAAAACATTGTCTCCGGTAGAAGAAGATTATCTGCATACCATCAAGGCACTGGAAAAAGAAGCAAAGAAAAAGGCAAAATAAAAAACTCCCCCGGCGCGCCAACGCCGGGAGAGTGAATCTGCTTGCCGGATGGCATCACAGATCGTACAGTTGGGGAACCGTACAGATTTATGATACCACCTCCGGGCAGGCTTGTCAAAGTGTACCCTTGTGTATGGAGGTGGATTTTATGAAAAAACGAGTCAACACGGCATTTTGGGTGGAAAAGGAAAAACGCTGGTGCATCGCGGTGCAGAAGGACGGTACCCGCAAGCGGTTTTATAGCAGCACACCCGGCCGCACCGGCCAGCGTGAAGCAAACGCAAAAGCGGATGCATGGCTTGATGACAGCATCCGGGACGGCAGGAAGAAGGTGGCCACGCTCTATGCCGAGTGGGTGGAAGAGCTGAAGCTGACCTGCGGCACGTCCTATGTGATCCAGTGCAACAAATACGGCGAATACTACATTCTCCCGGTGTGTGGGAACATCCGCATCGACGAGCTGACCGAGGGCGATCTGCAAAAGGCAATTGACATGTCTTTCAAAAAGCGCTGCCTCAAAAAAGGGGGGAAGCGCACGAGTGACAAACCTCTGAGCCGCAAAACCCTTATGACGATCCGCTCAACAGAAATCAGCTTTGTGAAATGGTGCCGCCGGAACAAGTACAGCGCCCTGTTTCCTGAGCTGTCGATCCCGAAGAATGCCCGGATGGGGAAGAAAAATATCTTACAGCCGTCTGCATTGAAAATCCTGTTTGACGTGGATAGCCGCCTTTACTATGGAAAGCGAGTCTTTGACGAATATATTTATGCCTATCGTTTTGCGGTGGCTACAGGTGTACGCCCGGGGGAGCTTGTGGGGCTCTGGTATGGTGACGTCAAAGGGAACACGGTCAATCTGCGCCGCAGCATCAACCGGATGGATGAAGAAACCACCGGAAAGAATGAAAACGCTATTCGTTCGTTCGACATGGGGAAGGAAGCCCGTGAGGCATACGAAGCGCAGGTGGCCTTGCTGAAGGCTTCCGATATCCCGCTGAACTATACCACCCCTTTGTTCCAGATCCCGAACCAGAGGGCTTTATTCAAGCGCTGGAAGAAGTACCAGAAGGATAACGGAATTGAGCCACAGGTTACGCTGTATGAGATGCGGCATACGTTCGTCAGTGTCGAGTCCGGCGTGCTGACCGACAGCCAACTGAAAATGCTGGTAGGCCACAGCAAGAACATGGATACCGCAGGGGTTTACCGCCACGAGCTGGACGGCCAGCGTGAAGATTTGGCGGCTGCGACCACCGTTGCATTCAGGAAGGCTCAAGGGTGATTCGGGTAACACTTTTGGTAACAGTCTTTTTTCTAAATGTCAAAAAACGAATTGGGCATAAGCCAACAAAGCTGCGTTATTCCTTCGCTCTTTCGTGAGTTTATGGTGCGTTTTTGACGATAGCACATCAATTTTAATTGTTCGACCCCCACTACCCGCACTAAAAAGCACGCTGATACGTTTGTATTTGCGTGCTTTTTCTTTGCACCATTTTGCAGGCAGCGTTGGGTTTTGCGCTGTATTTTTTTGAAAACACCAAAATATAAACAAAAAATCCTACGGACATTGCGATTTTTAACGCAAATCCGTAGGACTTTTGGAGCTACTGACCTGATTCGAACAGGCGACCTGCTCATTACGAGTGAGCTGCTCTACCAGCTGAGCCAC